TCCCAGATGCACAGGCGCAGGCTCCTCCTGTGCCTCGGGTTATCGATGTACACGAGATCGCCGTCCGGCTCCTCGTAGCAATAGCCGTCCTCGCCATCCATCTCGGGTCGGCGCAGCCAGCCAACCTGCCAGTGCCAAACGATGTCTATGAGCCTGTCCCTCACGCCACCCCTCCTATCGCTTCATCGAATATATCAGAGAAAAGACAGGGCGTCCGCTCGATCCAGTCGGCGTCAATATGTTTCACAGTGTCGCGCCAAAAGGATTCAAAAACATGGATTGCCGTCGCGCCTGACGCGAGCCTTGTCGCCTCCTCGCGAAACGCAGGATCGAACAACCACGGCCGCGACAGATCGAGCGGGCAGGCAAACGTATGGTCCAACATCAAATGCGACAGGCGCAGGCTTTCGTCGGCGGCGATCTGCGCCGGCAGCACGACGCCGCCCTGCGCCCACGTCGGCGACTGGAGCGCCTGCGGGATACGCCGCAGCCACTCGGCAATGAACTCGTTGTTTGGCGGCGCGATCATCAGCGCGTTGCAGACCGACGTTTTCTGAGGCGTCTCCCACGAAATCAGCGCTAGGTGAGAGGACTCGACGAAGCCGATGTGCGCGTCGAGCGGTTGCCGCAGCAGTATGTCGGTGTCCATATAGACGCCGCCGTGTTCAATCAGGATTTGCAGCCGCACGACGTCGGCGATGTACTGAGGCCAACCGATCTCGACGCCTTCGATGTGCGTCGGCAGGGCGATGGATTGAACAACAGCTTTAGCTGCGCTAGCGGTTTCCAGAAGGTCGTGATGCTTCTCTGGGACAGGATTGGTCCAAATAATGATCTTGTCGTCTGGATGATGCCGCCGCGCCAGCATGACTGCCGCATGATTGACGAGCGACCACGGGCGCGTCCTCGGCGTCACGGGATAAATGAAATGGATCATTCGCTTTTGTGCTCCAGCGGCGGCTGATCGGCCCTGTCTGACTGGTCCGGTTCCAATGTTAGTTCATTGATGGCCTCGGCGGCAATGGCGGCCGAGACCAGGGGATAAACACTTCAGGCGCTGGCGGCTTGTAGCCAAGCGATCCATGCGGCCTGACTGTGTTGTAGTGACGTCGCCAGCTCTCGATCACGATGCGCGCTTCCGCCAGGGTGTAGAAGATCTCGCCATCGAGTAGCTCGTCACGCAGCCGCGCATTGAAGCTCTCGATGAAGCCATTCTCCCAGGGGCTTCCGGGGGCGATATAGGCGGTTTTCGCTCCGACCGCTGCGCCCTCTCATCTTCGCACTCGCACAATCGAATTGCTGCAATGCAGCGACGATTTGTTGTTGACATTGTGTAGGTGGTCTGGCATACAGGTCCGGTCAACAACGGAGTCCGAAAAATGAAATTCCAAATCAACCGCCAACGCCTCGAATACGATCACGGCTATTGGACTGCGGACGCAGTCGAGCGCATGGCGCGCGAGGCCATTGTAAATGTCGATCCGACCGCCTCGATTGAGGTCGAGGACGATAAAGACGGCGCCCGCGATGTCATCGACTGTCGAGAATGCGACAACGACAGCTCTTCGTTGACCACGTGTGAGGACGCGGAACGCGCCGCCCGCGATATTTTCTCGCGCCTGACAACCGACGATGGAGACGGTTGGGTCTCCGCCTGACCCCATGGGCGCTAGTCGCCCCGGAAATTACAGAGAGGGACGAGACAATGACACGCACCATTCTCGACGAGGCGAGCGGCATTGTCCACGACGTCACAAACAGACCGCCGGCCAGCAACTGCATGCTGGTCGCCGCAGCAATCGCCGGCCTCACCGGGCGCAAGATGACAGATATCCGCATCGGGTCGCTGTTCTGGCCCGAGTCGGTCAAAAACGACGCGTATCTATCCATGCGCGGCGGGTGGGGATGCGAAGGCTTTAACCCTGCCGAGGGCAGGATTTGGCTTTCCGACCCAGTTGTCAGCAACGACGGCGAGTTTCAGGGCCACGCTTGGCTGGCGACACAAAGCGGCGTGATCGACCTCATGCATGATTACGAAGGGCCGGAGATCGCGCGCGACGCAAAATGGTTCGTTGCCATACGCTATATACGGCGCTTGCCTCTTGAACGCGCCGTCAAAGCGTTTTGGCGCAAGGAAATGCGCCAATGCCTCGCCAGAGGGAAGGAGATCAGGACAGCCGATCTAGCGAGCGCCGCTACATCCCCCGAAATCCGCGCATTCTACAAATTGGAGCCCGCATGACCGGCGACGACCTCCGCGCCATCCGCACGCGCCTTGGCCTCAGTCTACAAGACTGGGGCCTTGCGCTTGGCTACAGCGGCCCACACACGCGACAGCAAATTTACAAAATCGAGGTCGGCATTGCGCCATTGACCGGGCGAACCGCCCGGCTGGCTCGCATGTACGAGCTTTTTGGCATCCCTGACGAATTTAGAGCTGCCGCTCCCCGCCCAGCAGGGCGGAAATGACGATGCGTGAGGGCCGGGGGATTTATTCTTACTCCTAACCCTCGCTCTTGTGCGCCAGCGCCAGCCGCAGCGCCTGCTCGACCTGCTGCAACGTCTCGTCGTCCATCTCATCAAGTTTAATTGTGCGCCGGGCTTCAAGCTGTATCGGCGCGCCGTTCGCGCCGGTAATTTCAGTCGTCGTGCGATCGCCGTAGATGCGCGGGGCCATCTTCATTGCGCGCCACTGCTTTGTCGATATCTTCACCTTCATCGAGTTGACGTTGCTCTCATCCGTAGTCGCAGCAAGCTCCTCGATTTCATCGACCAAAAAGTCAGCAAGCCCTTCTCTCGCGCGCGCGCACCTTGTACGAAAATCTGGGTGCGCCTCCATCCAATCATAGACAGTCACGCGCGACGGCATGTGATCATCCTTGCAGATTTTCACGAGGCTTTCCCCGTTGATCATCCGATGACAGATTTCTGTTGCTGTTTGCTCATTGTATCCAGACGGTCGCCCGGCCTTTCGCGGCGGGATAATTCCATCCGGCTCAATCGGCTTTATTTCGTCAACCTTTGCCTTCTTACGGCGCGGCATTTGTGGCCTCGTAGGATTGGACGATTTGCAAAACGCGCTGACGTGTGAGTCCGGCGGTTTTGGCGATCGCACCGAGGGACGCCCCGGCGCGCCGCAGGCGGAGGATCTGCGAGGCGCGTTCGGCCTTGAGGATTTTGAGCTGACGATCGAGCGCGGTGATTTGCGACGATAACTGCGCGATATCGTTGTCAAGGGCTATCACTCAGATGCTCCTGTAAAGTCCATTTCCAATACGCGCGCGCAAGGCGATTGACAAGGGGGTCAGGCCCCTGTCCCCGCCGCGAAAAATAAATCGCGGCGAATTATTTTTTTTCGTCAGGCCCTTGTCCCCGCCGCGAAAAATAAATCGCGGCGAATTATTTTTTTTCGTCAAGCCGCTTGACACGGCGAACAATGTTCGTGTATACCTGTTCTCACGGTCGCAGTGACCGCTAACTGATGGAGATGATCATGACCAACAACTTCAACGCTCTTTCCCTCGCCGACCGCTACGCCATCCTCAAGTCCGACATCGACGCCCTGACCAAGCAGCTCGACGCCATCAAGGCCGAGATCATCGCCTCCGGCGTCGAGACCATCACTGGCGATCAGGCCGTCGTCACCGTCGCCCTTTCCGAACGCACCACGCTCGACAGCGCGGCTGCCAAGGCCCTCCTGACCGCCGAGCAGGTCGCGGCTTGCTCCAAAACCACGCTGGTCACCACGCTCCGCGTCAAGCCCCGCGCCGCCTCGGTCCTCGCGTAACACGCCCGCAGTAAGCGCGGGCCATCCCCTCCCATCCCCCTTTCAGGAGACACAGCCATGTCAATCCTCATCCACACAGTAACCGTCAGGCACACTGGCGGCCTCGAACGTACCTATGCTTTCAGCTCCGCCCCCGCCGCCCACGACTTCGCCAAGATTATCCGTGAGCGGGGTTTGAGGGCTATGTTAAGCGTGACGTTCGTGTACTCGCTGGAGGACAATCTTGAGTGCTTCGAGGCGGTCGAAAAGATGTTGAAGGCTGTTAATAAGGAGGTCGCTCAATGACCCGCAGCCCCATCCAGTTCGAGAAGTCTGCGGACGGCACTTACGAACTGATCTACTTCGGCAGGGTGGCCGGCTGGGCTCGCAAGGCGGTCTACGCCACGCGCCCTGGCGAGGCGCTGTACCGGGTCGTCTCGGTGCACGGCCAGATTCGCCACGTCCACTCCCTCACCGCCGCGCGATCGGCCCTGCTGGAGATGTACCATTGACTCATCTCCACACGGTGTCTGCGACGCCCTCAGACCTCCGCGACTGGCTCGCCCGCCAGCGCCTCACCCAGACCGATCTGGCGCTGATCTGCGGCGTCTCGGTTCGGTGCGTCCAATTCTGGCTCGCGGGCAATCGCCGCGTGCCGCACATTCTGCT